GCTCCGGATCGGGCGGAATGATTAAATTTGTTATATCCATCTCCTAAGAATTGTTTGAGATCACTCTCTCTGATGAAGTAAATGCCTGGCGTCAGTGTGACTTCAGGATGTCCGTGTTCATAGGCTTCTCTTGCAATGAATGCAATCGCATAGCCGGTGGGCTTCTTGTGTTGTTCGTTTGAGGAATCTTTCACCTCAATGAAGAATGCATGTCCCCTGTCAAGCAGAGCATTACAACTGTCGCATACCCATTCGCGACCTTTGCCACAGCAGCGGCATTCTTCATGCATTGTCTTTAATTTGATGTAGGACTTATCCTTACATCCCGGCTGTTTGATTGTACCCATTTTAATTAAGATTTGATATGATTGGTAATAGTTTCTGTGCTAATTCTTCAATCGTCTTGTTGTCGATCACATGATCTAATTGAGTATCATCTAATGATGTTTCTGAAGTATGTTTTACAAGTGTTTTTCACTAAACGGTCTCGCAAATACCCTGTTGATTCGAATGGTGATGCCTCCCGCTTTCCTTACAACAGACAGATTCAATCTTTCCTGATATTGAAATGATCATAGTTTAATTTGTTTCTTTTGATACTGATACAATCCCCACAACTTTGCGAATTTGATACGAGATAATTCAGTAATGTTATCAATACATTGTTGTGTTATTTCCCCGGTAAATAGCATGTTCTTTACCTGATTGATCCCATGTACTACTGTAGTGTGATCATAAGACTTCTTACTAATTGGATTGATACCAATGTACTCACCAATTACTCTGAGATAAATGTGAGAGAACAGTTCAATTCTCACTATCCAGCAGAAGACTTGTCTAGCTGCAGGAAATGGCTCAAAGCGTTCACTACTGTGAAAATTCTTAGAAGTAATTTCATAATGTTCGCAGATCACATCCCTTACTATATCAAGACACTCTTTAGTTCGTACCCGACTCAATTCCCATAAGTCAATTTTGTCAGACCATTCAACATTCTGCATTCCGGGGAAACCGAAATAATTAATATTCTTCTTCATCTTTGTTATTTAAGACCAACGCACTGTAAGTGTAGTATCAGTCTTTAAAATACCAGTCGGTATCAATACTCTACCAGCATCTTCCATCAATCGTGATTGGATAATACTCCACTCTTCAGCATACTCTTCTTTAGCTGCTGTATCAAGTGAATCATGTACTTCCATTTTGAGATGAACCTTAGAGGACAGATCGTTGTCGTGAATATAATTGTAAACATTTCTGATAGAGAGTTTAAGAATATCCCCCCCACTACCCTGAACCGGGGTGTTTTTACTGGCTCTTTCGATTTCACCTAATCCACCATGAAATTGTGCACTTTGTAGATGAGCATCAATGAACCTTGTGTAGAATTGCCAATTAGGAAACCAACGTCTCCTATAGTAGGGCCAAATAGTTTGAATGTATCCTTTAGTAATTCCAAATTCTCCTAAGTAATCCAGTACTTTTTTGAGTTTCGGCAATGCTTTAAAATAATCTTCAATGATCTGCTGTGCCTCAGGAACTGTAATGCGTAATGTTGATGCAAGTTTGAAATGAGACCCACCATATACTAACATGAAATTCACAGTCTTAGTAGCGTCCCGAAGATATTTGTGAGCATTGCAATTACATTTCTTGCGTGAATATGCAGGCCACAAAACACCTTTATCATCTACATGAGGATGATAAAACTCACATGTACTTGTTGCGGCATCTTTCCACTTCTTCTTGAACACAACTTCAGCTACACTCGAGTGTAAGTCGCATCCCTTAGATAACGCTTCAAGCCATACAGTCTCTTGTGATAAGTAAGCAACAATCACCAACTCTTCTGATACAAAATCAGTTGATACCCATTTCCATTTGGGTGGAAGAATAAATGCATTACGATATTTATTACCTACACGTTTGTTCTTTGGTAATTGCTGAAGGTTGGGGCCAGATGAAGAAGTTCTTCCTGTAGCGAGAATTTGTCTAAAGGATGTTCTAACCTTTCCATCAGGCTCTACATATTTTTCTATCCACTTCTCTCCAAAAGATGAGAGTAGTTTAGCAGTATCTTTGTACTCCTCATAGTCTGCAACAATTGGATGGGATGTTCTACCTAAACTCTCAGCAGACAAATCATTCACACGTTCCACACATTGAATTAGCGGCAATACCTGATAGGTACTATTCCAATTGATCGTAGGCGTGCCGGCAGGAATCAGCTGCTGTTCAGCAATCAAGTAATCCCTGTGCTCATTGACTACCACTTTGGACACTTCAGTACTATCACCATCAAGGTAATAGGGGAGCCACTCAGGTACCGGCTGTTGTGCTTTGAGTTGAGTGGATTGCCACTTCTTCAATACAGCCTTACTGGTACCGGGTAACTCCGGAAACAAATCCTGAAAGAGTTTCTCCTTCTGCTTGGGACTGTTCCAGTTAATCAGTACTCTATCTTTATCACTGAGGTAATTGAGTTGATATGCTACTGTCCTGAATGGCTCCTGTTGTAACCACTCATTTAACTTCTGCTGTGCAGCGGATACCAGGGGCTCAGCTTCTCTTGCAAGCCCTAACCACCACTCCTTATCCAGTTCCATTCCATGAAACACCATCTCTGCAAAAGCAGGTACAATGCTGTTCTCCAACTCTATCACTTTGTTTAAGGTCTCATAGTTCTTAGCCTGAGCCTCCTGCTGGATAGAGAGACGAATGTTACTCAGATATTTCACATCCTGGGCTGCATAAATCACTTTAGCCTCATTAAGAATGTTGTCCCCAAATAACAATTGTTGCGACTTGTCGAGTACAATGTTCAATCTCTTTAAGCAAATGTCATCCAGGCCATAGCCTACTGTGTGCTCACCTCCTTGTAGTACCATTTCAGCCAACATAGTATCATATACATTCTGTACACGAATATCATGAAAGAGACAGACAGTACATTCAAAGAGTGCATTGTGTATGAGTTTGAGGATACGTTTGCTTTCCAAAATCTGTTTGATCCAATCTTTCTGCTCAACAGACAGTTCACTCCATTGGAATACCCACTCTGTACCATTCCAACCAAATTGAACAGTGATGAGTTTTTTCTCTGACCACCATGGACTCACGGTGGTCTCAACATCAAACTCAACTTCTGCTAATTCCAGTATCCAGGGCTTGAACTGATTCCAATCTCCTGCTTGATATTTAGCAGACTGCTCTGTCGGATTTCCTATCACATGTATCATGTTTGAGTATTTAAACGGTTAGCAGTATTTACAGCTATCTTCAGGGGTACTTGTGCATCCAGTATTTTCTGTATACCAGTGTATCTGTTTATTCTTACTACATTATAACCATTGAGAGAGAACCTGGAGAATAAAATCACTTCGTACTTATATGGTCTGAACAGCCATTTTAATTTCTTTATCATCTGCTGTGTATTAATAAGTGATTCCTTTTTTCTGTGCACCAAGCCTTTGCGTTAGCGACTGTATAAGATTGAATAAATGCCTTAGCTGAGGATGCAGATTGAAATTCAATCCACTCATATTCTTGTCCTTCAACCTCATTTTGTTGATCTACTGTACCTATTGCACCTATTGCACAGATAACTACAACATGACCCTGTTCTCCACAATTATTGGTTTCAGAGTCGAATTCTCTATAAAGAATAACATCAGGTAATGTGCTGCCTGTCTCTATTATGCGATAATTCATTTGCTATGTATTGAACTGTGAATAATTCAGGATCGGCTTTATCCTCATACCGCAAATCTTTATCTGCCTCTGTACCAATCCTACTTGTGATATACACATACCGACCGAACTCATCAATGTAGTCATCTCCATCCTCATCCTTTACCCGTTGCCTGGCAGCTATCTTTGATCTCGTTGTGATATTAACATCCACCTGCTGTTGATCAACAGCAGACAAAAGTGGCTCATTGTCAATGATTGTATAGATGTGTAATTCCGGATGAGTCTGTAAATAAACCCTAATCTGTTCTTCAGTATGTGTCTTTAAGAATTTTGCTATACGTATGTTTGAGAACCGTTGGTACAGCGTGTTGTAATAGTTGGGACTAACTGTCGAGGCCACCCCCCTGCGTAACACTTCTATCAAGGTTACGCTCTTTCTGTCTGATGTTAGGATACGTACCATTGCTCAATCTGTTTGACGTGTATTTATGTAATGTCCTGGCAACTCCTTGTGGAAGTGCGCCTACCAGCTTATACAGGAATGTTGCCTGTGCCTTTGGACTTAACTTCTTAACTTCTTCAATGGTACTCTCAAAGTTCATCGGTACCACTGCGTGCTCAGCTCCAAGAAATTCATCTTCTTTCCTTTCTTTCTTTTCTTTCTTTTCAAATAATCCCCACATGTGTTCTTGTTTTTGAGTGTGTAAAATAAGAGGAACAGTCAGCTCCCGTCGTCTCCATATCAATAATCCATTGCACCCTGTTACGGATGGTTTTAGATTGTTTAAGTTCTGAAAAACACTGACTGCCCCCCTTAGTTAGTTGTCTATGAATGTCCCTCTGGACACTACGATGTGCCGGCCTCTGCTGGTAATGAAACCTTTCTTTCGGGCATTATTGAACGCCTCTTCTACTTTCTCAGTAGGACCATCCCAGGTCTGTTTGGGATTGGGGGTGAAGTCAATGACATCCTCTCCATTGAATATGTAGTGATGGCCAGATGCCTCACTTCTGAATATCATGTACTTCTTATTCCCTGGCATCACTCTCACATTTTTGAATGTCAATGTAATAAGTACTTCCATCTTCCATATCAATGTGTACTGTTCCACAGTTACCGGACACAGCAGTTACACTTTCCAATTCGAATGGGAGTTCTATGATTTCTTTAAGCTGATTCCAAAAGTTTCTTGCCAGCATAATTATCTGTTTTGAATAAAGTAAATTGATGTACGGGCATCCCCGCTGTTTTAATAATGTTGTATCCTCGCAGTTGCCTTACAACGCTGTGGTATGTCTTTGACTGGTCATTCCAGGGATTGATGTGAATAGTACCTTTCAAACTAATAGATGCTATCCTTGCTGCTGAGAACTGTCCTCTCACTATACAGCAGATGAAGTCACCTGGATTGAGTTGCTGATCGTATATGTCATATCGTATCATCTGCTGCGTATTAATAGTCACGAAATGATTTACCAATCGGGAAACGTGGGAGACCATCAGTAGTCCAACCGAAATGTTTCACTGTAAGTTGAGTACCCAGAAGCTCACCACACTCAGTTTGCATTGTAGCTTTAGATAGTTTGTTACCAATCATCTTTGCACGGAACTCTTTCTTCTCAAGAGTTTCACATACAGCAATGAGATCTTCTTCACGTTGTCCTTGTTCAAAACACTTGAACTCAAACTCAGTCTCATCAAATTCTTTCACTTTCAGTAAGTCAGATGAACGTTGGCCTTGTCCATAGATACCATTGTAGTGTCTGATCATAGCGCCTTCATTTCCTTCAGATACCCACTTATCATGGTGATGAGTGACATCATCTTTAACAGCAGCTGTAATTGTGATTACATACTGGATATACTTTGAATCAATTAGATCAATTAATTCACGAACCTGTTCAATGCGCTGATGTTGCTTCTTATCATTTACAATGTCGTAGGCACGAAAGTGAAGTTTTAGTGACTCCGGTCGTTGCTTCTTTACAGCAGATACAATTTCCTGGAAACTTAGATTTTCTGAATATATCTCCCCGTCCAAAATAAACTCTTGCTCACTACCGGCGATATAATTGAGAACATCATCTTTAATGTGATTAAGTGTTGTATACTCTTTACCACTCCGACTTAGAAAAGTTATATCCGCTGTAAGATGATATGATTTCACAATCATCAAACACCGTACACCATCCAGTTTTGGTTGCACATAGCATGGGTATGTAACCTTCTTCCAGTCTACGGGCTTCGCGAGCATCGGTTTTGCATTTCCAGCAGCATCCGAATTAAATTTTGGTAAAGTTTGATTCAATGAATACTCCAAATTCATAAACATAATACCACATCCTGGATACATATACAATCCTGGAAAATGAATTTTATCAGTACATAATACAATGTCCAAATCATTTAAACTCTTATATCCTTCATCATGTTTTTTTGTCCAGTCAGATTGAGCCTGTGCTTCTGCCTGCTGTAAAGGAGTGGTTTCATTACTCTTACCTATGTTCTTACCTACAGATATTACTTCTCTGTGTTCAGTAAGTGTACCATTAAGTTGACCTGCTCTTTTAATAATAATTGCTCCCGCTAAACCAATTGTGACAAAGACAGACCATTGTTGTATCGCACCTGTCTTAGTGCGTTTGTATAGTGTTGGAAATTCCATTAATTGTTAATTAAGTATTAAGTAAATTATTTTCTTGGTCTCCTCTATAGAAAACTTATCGTCTATTATAGATTATAAGTCCTGAGGTATGTTCCAAACTTCTAACGGTAAATATTGCCGACAGATATTTGCTGTTAAAAGTTGATTGGCTTTCATAGTATTTACTCTATTAGAAATAGCAGCATAAGCATCAGCAGCATAAGCAGCAGCATAAGCAGCATAAGCATCAGCACCAGCATAAGCATCAGCACCAGCATAAGCAGCATAAGCATCAGCACCAGCAGCACTAAGTTCTTCTCTTGTATTTTTACCTTCCCCAAAACCAATAGAAATATCAACAGCTTTAATACTTCGAGCATCTTTCATTAGATGTCTAACAGTATTAGCGCAATGTCCTTTTGCTAAAGTCAGTAACTGTAAGTCATTTGGATTAGTCTTTTTAAATAGCCATAGAAACCAATCTCCTCTATGACAAGTTTTAAAGATTTGTTTCCAGGATTTATTTAGGGCCCATTCTCTGGCCTCCTCACAAGCATTGTGAGATTTTAATAATGTTTGCATCAATGTTAATTAAATGGTGAATAAATTATCTCTTTAGCTTCTTCTCCAGAGGCCGAGTGATCTCCGTATCCGTCAAAACATTAGGAGATCTGCGAGGTTGAACGTTTGCAAACAACTCCTCAAGATGTCTGCGTGCATTGATGAATTTCTATGCGGCTTGTATGTTGAGTGCTTGAACTTGGTGAATTTCAGTAAGTGCTCTTTCAATTGCTTTTCTGAATGGCATAGGTGTGACATTAAGGACGATAATTTCCAATTTACGTGTGATTTGAACAGTAAGTGTGTGGTTAGTGCCCGGATACCCATCACTGGGACACCGGGCATTGAGAGAGTTTTCACCAACGTACGGATCTCACCCGTTTTGCAGGTGTATGTTTTTGATACTCCGGCTGGCCAGCCTCGGTTTTCTACTAACATCCACCAATCTCTTACGTCGTTCTTGTACATGCGGCCCTAACGTTGGGCACCCGATCGAGGCTTAGCGACTTTCTCAATGATTGCTCATATCCAAAGAGGTATGCTCGACTTTGCTTTCGGCTCCAGTTTGTGCCGTTACCGGGACGTACCACTTACATATATGGTACTGCTCCTTAAAGAACTCATTTTGACCTCCATCTTACGATAACTTCAATCAGGATAAAGTGAAGTATGCCCTTTACGATAGGTTCATTTCTGATCTAAGGGGATAACTCAATAGTACTGGCATCATCACCTTGAACACTGGTCTTAAAACCACTGGCTAAGCTAAACTCATAGTTTAACTGGGTAGGTTTTAGCATCCCAGACACTTGAGGTTTGCTTAGTCTTCGTAGGTAAAAGCATGGCTCATTGCAACAAATTCAATCATGGATACATTTTAAACTGCTTTCAGTGAGCCTGGCATGGGGGCCGGTATCTTGTTATCCACCTACCCGCAGAGTTGTGATTGATTTACAAAGTTAATCAGTTTCATGAATTATTTGGATACTCACTACATCAAAGTTTCTTCTTAAATACCTTTTAGCTTTTTCCACGTCAGCATGGATGTGAGTTTTCTCCCGTAGTAATTCATATCTGGCACCCTGTGGACCAGTGATTTCGGATCTGTAGAGGAGATCTTCATCATCTCCTCCCGTTACGCCGGTGGGATTAAATAGATTCCAGTTCATTTTAATTGTTTGATTGGTTTCACTGTACCAGAAGCTAACTGTTTAGTCTCAATAAGATCTATTACAGCAGCTCGAATCCAAATTCTGAAATTTAAAATCGCAAACATTGCATGATCTTTACTTCCAGTTTTCAAAGCCAGTTCTCTATACTTCATTCCATCTTGGTATGAAACTTCACGGATGTGTTGGGCTTGTGACTTCCCTATTAATTGTGCTTTTGTCATTAAAGGTTCTATTTAGTTGTAAATAATATCTGGTAATCTCCACCAGTTGATCTGGTATCTCTAAAGCTTTTAAACTCTTCTCAGCAAAAGTTTTCCTTATGTATTGTCTGATATAACCATCATTTAAAATTTTACATGCATTAGTACTTCTTCTGACAAATGAAGTTCGTATTTTTTGAGCATATTCAGGATCTCTTTTCATTTTAAGGTTACGAATTTTATTATCTCTGGCATTTTTCACCTTGGCTTTTTCCCGAGTCATTTTATTTCGTTGTCTAATTCGAATGCACTCATAGCAAATCCTTTGAACCTTAGCTATTTTTCTTGTTTTAGGCTTATTCCACCTATCTTGTACGGAGAATCCCCAATCATGATGCCCTTGAGGACAATTCACCAATATACTACGTTGAATAGCATTATTGAGTTTCTGTTTTACTGAGATTAAGATCTTTCTCATCGGTTTTAGGTTTAATCATTTGAATAGCCGCATTCAGTTGCAGCATCTTGAAAAATCTCTTGATAGCATTCTTCGGATTCAACGCAGTACAGTAGATGCAGTCAGGTTGAACGATAAGCTTACGCCCGTTTTTTCCACTCAGATTAGAAGTGGTTGTTTCAAATACAGCAAGCGTAATCTTCTTAGTTATAAGATTGAACTGATAACAGGTGTGCCCTGGATGTGGTGTAAGCGTACCGATGAACTTATGTTCTGTCTTTGCAGGAATAACTACTTCGGATTTGATAGTATCATCTGCTGGTATCAGTTCCATTATTAAAGTTCAAGTTGAGTTTGTGATGAATATACGATTCCAAGTTTCTTCCTGCATGATGGGCCAATGCCAACCTTGAGACTTGTCGCGTCTGACAGTGTACGACCGCAATGTCCACAGCTACCATCATGTAATATGTACATAGTATCAGGTATAGTTTTAGCCACAATCTGTTTCCAGATCCAGCTAAATCTCTGCATTGCAAGCTTACCGTTTGATGATACGAATCCACTGCCTGGTGTTGCCCAGATAAACACATCTCCACGAATGTACCCAAGGTAACTTTTATCCACAGCGTACACATACCACACCAGGCTTGCATTTTTACGGTTGATGTTGACGTGAAGCTGATTGTTAGTAAGTATATTGTAGAAGTTGGCGTGTACTCTACCGCTCAGCAAATAGTCGTACACATGTTCCGATGATATTCTGCTTTCCATGATTAAAGATTTGAGATAATTGATTCAAGATGCTTAATTCTAATTTTTTTATCAATACTTGGCCACCAAAAGCCATCTATGTATGTATCTTTAGGTTTTAACACTAAAAACTCTGGAAAGCAGTTAAGAACTTCTGCGCAAGTATTAAAGTGCAACTGTAAATTGATATTTAACCAAGTTTGCAGTCTCCCACATACACTTTTATACCCACGATTAAGCTCATTTATAGTAAATTGATAGGCAGCTTTCTTTTGTTTATTAGTTAGTATCATATTATTCAGCAGTTTTAAATGAAGAATCATTTCCAGTTCCGTTCACAGGCTTTTCAATGATAAGTGCACCAGTGATACTTTTATCTCCAAGCCTGAAATTTTCCGTGACTAATTTGCAATGAGCACCATTCAACTCCTTGAGTATGGCCTCATCAATGGAGTCTGTTCCCGTGAGGAACAGTTTGATCACTCCATTCTTTAAGATTGTTCCTGTTATCATGTTAATTGATTTAGTAATTAGATAATTTGTGACGTTCAAGCTCTTCCTTGAGTTCATCATGTTTTGTTTTGAGTGATTCTATTTGTTCTTTGGCATCTTTTAAGTCTGATTGTAGATCACTAATTGTATCATTGGCCTTATTTTCCCATTCAGATCCCCAAGTACGTAATGCATCGTTGTCACTACGTAAACTCTCTAAAATAGATTCAAGTCCTCTCAAATCACTCATAGCGTATGAAATACCATTTATCACTGCATCAATATCAGGGCATGTATGCCCAACGGGTCCTCTAGCCATATTAATTTATAGGTTGTGTTAATTGCATTATTGCATTTTCAAGCCAGAAAATACGTCTATTTCTTGTCTTTTCATAGCTTGTATTATGAGGGTAAGGATGTCCCTGAATAAATATTTCTGGAAAGTACTCTTCCATATTATACCAGTATGTTAGTGGAGAATCCATAAAATTTCTCCAATGAGATCTTCCTAAAACAACACACAGTCCAGTATTGTTCTGTTCATCTGCTGTATACCAAGCCAGTGCCTTCTCATAGGCAGCAAGTCTTTCTTCTTTACTTAATAATTGCGACATCTGCTGTGGATTTAAGAGTTTTAAGAATTGAATTAATAGCTTTTACACGTTCCTGGTAACCTTCTTCTGTTTTCGGCCACCAGAATTCAAATAGATTTCTTACTTGAGGTAATATAAAAAACTCAGGAAAGAATTCTGGAAGTCTTAAAAAATCATGTATAATATAGTCGGTACTGCCATTCACTCATTTTTTTAAATACCAGCAGATACCGGAGTATTCTTTCAGATTTCTATCATCTGCCAGACATTCAAGCACATACTTATAAGCTTCAATCTTTTGTTCATTAGTTAGCATGTCATTAAGTTTTAAAAACCGAAAGAGAGAGAGGGACTGTGGTGCCTCCACAAAATCCTATCCCTCGGATACATTTACTCACATCACTTTTTCACATATCCTATCAGGCTACGATCCCTCTCTCCGGTTTACTGGGTTAGTAAATTAATTCTGTAATAATGCTCTTAATTCATGTTCTTTATAAACACTCTGAGCTAACAAATCTCTTTGATGAAATGTAAGCAGGGGAAGAATGTCCTCACTGGATGTGAGTCCAAAAGACAGTTTTACCCTGATCAGATTGATCTCTCCAAATCGAATAGGATGCCCACTCAATGTAGGAATCCCAGGCGTATATTCATAAACCACACAGCATGTGCCTAAGCAGCCTGCATGTATATTGATGTAGTTCCTCTCTTTCTGCACAGCAGGCTCGGGTGACTCATAGTCATCTAATTGTTCCTCTTCAAGGGGAATGGCTCTGCTGGCGAAGAAGTACCACATTGATACTGCGAATATGATCATTACACATAGTAATGTACCGGCTTTGTATGGGTGTGCGGTAACCCAGTTGAATAGATTTTGCATATAGCGGGGTTTTTAATTTGAGGAATATATCTGCCGGAGTCCGTAACTCACGGCAGATGTGTGCGAACATTCATTTATACAGAGTACCTGTACCATTAAGAATTAAGAGATTCGTGTAATTAAGGAGTGCTCATAGGAAGACGTTTGGATTAGAGGTTAGAGCCGGGTAATTATCTGTCCCCTGAGAACAATATCAATAACAGGTGTCTTTGTACCTGTGAGTTGAGTCTTAATAGGCTTCAGCTTTGGAAGTCATGGTTCCATCTGAGACATTTGCGGATAGCTTTAATCATTGGTTTACGTGGTTTCTTTTCCATATTAAATGTTTGTCTGCTCCTATGTTAATTGATTGAATTGTGAAGGTAAACATCTGCTACTCATTGACCAGCAGATGTTGTGAATTAAGTGGACTATTGAAAGTCCCAGCTCTGAGCATCAGTTGTGCTCATGAGTGTGCCATTGATAATTGCGCTCATTGGAGTTGATTTAAGTTGTTATGGAATTAAGTGGATGGAATTGAAAAAGCCCCACGGTTAGGTGAGGCTTGAAACTATAAATATTTAAAATGTGCTAACTTGTCACACACATTGGTGGATAATCTGGTTCAGCTATTGACTCATCTTCATCGAATAAGTAGATATGATTTGGCCAAACTTTATTTCCCATTAATAATTTTTCTACTTGTTTGCGATTGTTGCAAGGGATTGTTTTAAGTAGTAGTAAGAATATAATGTTCAAATCTATAGATACATCCACTACACCATATTCTAAACTTTGTACTCTTACAAGTACACTGTTACTGGAAGGTCCAATTACTTCGGCTATTACAGTTAATAACTGGTCAGATGTAAGTGTTTCAAGTATTTCATTAGTTATTTTATCTGCCCTGTCTTGAGGCACCTTATTTACCGGTGGAATATATTCTCCTGTTACAAATGGATTTTGATTACTCATTGGAGTGTAATTGAAAGTGATAATAATTGTTGGCTTCCCTCAATGTACTATTTAGGGAAGGATATTTCTGAAATGCTTACTACCAGTGCATTATAGCTGATTTGATATGCAGAGATTCTACACACTTTTTTAAATCGTGTAGAATTACTGCATAAAATACATACCTTTATTCAAATCATACTCAAATGTATCAACCAACCAATCCATTCACTGCTCCTTTAGTAGTGAAGTATATTAAAAATGTCACTGATATTATACCTATCAAAGGTAAGAATTCTAAAATACTTTATGGCTTTGAAACTGAAGCTGAGGATTATACCAGGATGTATACTGCCAAGAAATATAGAGATGTTATCTTAAAGATGACAATTTATGCCAGAGATATGTTCTTAACTATTCAGTATTTTACCAATGACTCTTATGAGTATGTGATTCTTTCTTTGGATAAGATAAAAGAACTCCGACATCCAGAGAAGGTATCTAAACGAAAGTATGAAGATACTATACGCGAACTTATCAGGCATGATGTGATTAGTATTAGAAATAAGAAGGATAACTCATTTTGGTACAATCCACGTTTCTATTGTGCAGGAAATAGACTTACTATGTTTGAGGATCGTAAGTTAAAACTAAAAACCGTGTATGTTACACAGAAGGAGTTAAATGATTGAATTTGTGAATTGCCAGTAGTGAAATTCACTACAAATGTGCTATTTAGTAGTGAAATCGGCTACTGTTTCAGTGAATAGTAGGATAACGGGAAAGAATAGAAGCTGTGATAGATGTGTTGAGAGAATAGTGGGGTAGTATCTGAGGTAGTATTGAATAGGTGTTAGAGGGATGTGTAGGTCCAGGCTCGAAGAGCCACAGACTCAGTCACTTACGCATCAGCACTTGAAATTAAATTTCAAATAGATCCTCACATCAGGCTCACTAACCACAGCACTACCCTACCAAACACGTAAGCTCCAAATACCCATACACAGACAATCCCGATCAGTGCAACCCCATTGTCATCTTCTTGTTTCATCTCACTAAGGTATGGAATTCTGACTAGTATATTCTGAGGCCAGTAAAAATTCATCTGCTGCGTAGAAAGAGGGGTTAGTGCACCACCTCTCATTGCGTACTGCACCAGTTCCAACTCTTACCGCACCACTCCTGCCTGCTGTGTATTGAGGACACGCCTCTCGATCACCAGCAGATCTCATCTTCTCACTCTCTACAGCAGGAGTAGTATACTCCGTACCCTGGAAAAAATGGACTCCACATCTCTGTGAAGCCCGCTGTGTATCTATCCTGAACGATTGATCTGTTAAAAAGAGCACACAATCTCTCGACTGTGTGCCCTGACGTTAAGACTCCTGCTGTGTATTGAAGGATTACCGACTTCTCCTCCAATTCTCTACAGCAGATGAATGCTACTCTGTTACTACAGCTGCATTGTCTACGGCAACTGGTGCCTCTTCTCCCAACAGGTCTGTGATACTGAACTTCACTTTCTCCACAGTTGTTGGAGCCTTGTACTTCACCTGGTTCACCACGATGGCTCTGTTGCCACTCTTGGTATCTGCCTCTTCAACAAGTGCAGTACACATGTCTCCATCTTCGAACTTGCGTACACCCGGACGTGCGATGGCGTTGAAGCTCACCTGTACATTGTTCAGGTATTCATTGAAAAGTTCAGATGCTTCATCCACATTGCCTGCTGCTTCAGCTTTCATTGCTGCGGCGAAGATGGCTTTGTTCTCTGGACGGCTCATGGCCTCTGTACTGTTGGCTTTCAGGTTGTGGATGTACTTGTCGAAGTACGCCTTCTGGCCTGGAGTCTTGGCTTCCTGCTGTGTAGCAGATTGAAATGTTCCTGCGCCTTGTACAGTGAGCAACACCTGTTGTCCTACGTGTGTACGTGACAGTGGTGTTCTGCTGTTGATGATGGCAATTGCTCTTGCTGCGTCGATGTTGATGCGTGTGCTCATAATATGACTCGGTTGACCTATGACCGAAAGGTTTAAAGTTAAGATGCGTTGAATTAAAAAGGGCAACCGTGAAGCCGGTTAACGCTGCCATGTTCTATTGGCTTTCATCCAGTATTGATTACTGGCAACAAAGAAGACAACTCAACCAGATTAGCTGAATTGCTGATGACGGACACCTTCACCCGCAAAACTTAGTAGGGGGCTCTTCACGGAGGTGGTCCCACCAGTTAACAACACACACTTCTTCAAAATATATTTTCAAAATTTTAGAAATTTTTTACCTTGCACTCAATCTATTCCTATAATACAACAACCACTCAATTCATCTCTCTCTGTTGCCAGGCTATTCTCCTAAGTATTACCTTAGATAGGGGCATTGAACTGATAGGACACAAGAAGGGAACACGCTACTTGCATATTTGATTGTAAGGTATTCAAAGACTCCTGTTAAGCATAAAGTGTGCCTCCGCATCTCTCGTCCAGCAAGAGTATCCAGGAAACTGGCACTGAATAGTTTACTCTGGAGGATCTGTGTATGACCCAATCCTCGGCACTTGGTATCCAGCAGACGTATGGAAAGAATGCAGTAAATTGTCATTGAGGGGACATCTGCTGTATAGAGAGTGGGCTACATGGCTCAATTATCTCTCTACTTTCACACTCAATTCAAACACACATTATGGTACTCGGTCTATTCAAACATGAGCACAGATTCATTGGAGATGAACCCGGTGCACAGTTGGTAACTCTATTACAATCTATTAACTCAAAACTCGACAAAATCATGGATGCAGAACAAGAAATTTTAGCTGAGGTAGAAGCCTTGAAAGCTAAAGAAGCGACATTACAAACTACACTTGATAGTGTACAGCAAACTCTCACCGACACTATGGCTGCAAAAGATGTAACCATTGCTACTGCACAAGCAGCAAACGAAACACTGAAAGCAACCATCCTTGATTTGCAGGGACAGTTAGCCAGTGGTATATCACCAGCAGGAGTACAAACACTAAGAGAATCTCTTGGTGTAGTAAGCCAGGGCCTGGATACTATTACAACTGATGTAGCCAGTACTGTTTCGGCTCCAACACCAGCTCCGGTAGTTGACCCAACTCCAGTAGTAACAGACCCAACTCCGCCAACAGTCTAACCTAACCAGATGACAGATGCCTCAGATTAATACTCTGGGGCATTGTTATTTACCAACACCGTGTGGGTAACAATTTTCTCACTACCCAGCAGGTGTACCTTAACTACCTAATATTAAATCTTTACAACTATGGATTCACAATCTACACAGGAGTCTTCGAAGACTCTCACCAGAGGACAACATATAATGTCCGTATCCTTCAATCCCGGTCAGCGTGAGGACGTGGCTGCAATCAAACAGATCTTCGCTGATGCATTTGATGAAATTGATAAGTGGGTACGACAGAGGCATATTGATATGACTTCTACTACTGACCCTGAGGTTAAGGAAAACATTGAAAGAACTTTTACTTCAAGAGATTTACAACATTCAGACATGATGCGGCTTGCCTCCATTGCCAAGACTAACCTGGAGACTGCTCAGATGTATGCAGTGAAAGCCGTCACTCGATAAATCTACAACTATGAAAATACATATTAAACGTTCACTCGACAATCAGATATTCTTCACTATTCACGCACGCAACGGTAAGACCATTGCTACCAGTGAGACTTACAAACGTAAGAGCAGTGCTGTGAAAGCTGCCAAGAAGTTTATCATGCCAATAAGATACTATTTGTAATGAGTTGGGCAGAAAACATACAACGTGAGTTTGCATCTAAAGAGATGGATAGTAAACTACTGTGTGGTACTGAACAGCAGATACCTATAACTACTCCTGTAGTCTATGATGATGCTGAACATGTTTACACTCTCAATCAACAGAAATACATCGGAGCTTCTTCTCTGTATGAAGACTTCCATGAGAAGTTCCCTGCAGATGCTCACATCAAATATGCTGAGAAACATGGTAACACTCCTGAGTACTGGAAACAGAAGTGGGAAGAAAAGAACCTGCTGAGCAGAGTGAGGGGGAACAAGATACATGATGCCAATGAGGTGTCAGACCACGGGAGAATGATTAACATCTATGAAGGACAGCAGGTATCGGTGATCGGGCCCGGCTATGAGGATAACTATCCATGGATTGAGAGACCTGATGGAGTGTACACAGAGAGGATGGTGTGGCACCACGGGTACAAAATAGCTGGAAGGATTGATAAAACTATCATCCTTACAGACAATACACCTATTCACGGGTTCGGAGTTCAACGGGGACCACTGAGATATGCTAATATAGAGGATTACAAAACCAACGCTAAGCTGGACTTCAAGAGTTTTCAGTTCCGCAATGGCAGTTACAAGATGATGAAGTATCCCATTGCTCACCTGATGGATTGCAATTGGATCCACTACGCTATTCAACAGAGTGTGTACATGCTCTGTCTGGAGTATCAGGGATTCCTGCCGGGAAGAATAACTATCAAACACTATCCTCACCCAACAGCAGATAATCCCAATCCTAAGCCGGTTGAATACGAAGTACCCTATTTAAAGAAAGAAGTGCTTGCTATGTGTAAGTGCAAATAAACGTTTCACTATGGCCATGTATGATTCTCATCTACCCTATGAGGAGAAGGAATGTAATAGTCGTATCATCCGTGAAATAGCGGAAGATATGAGTCTCAACATCTCACAGGTTGAGCACATTACTAAACACTTCTCTGAATTTATCTCAGGTACCATTCACTCCGGCTCACTTGAAGGGGTAATGGTACCCTATCTCGGTAAGTTTCAGGTCAAACTTCATTCACAACAGTACAAGGACTTCCTACATTCGTTGGGCAAGGATATGAAGAAGTATTTCAAATCAAACAAGGATGCAATGGATGTCCTGATGGAGGGCATTGAACAATGAGACTCTTCACTATAGACGCTAACTACCAGGTAGAACTAAACAAGGAATGGATCATGCTGATACCAGAGTTTGCTGCTCTGCTGAGAAGGGACAAGGGCTCAGAAGGAGATTACCGCGGAGACAAGAAGTTGAAAGCCAAACGTGAGTTCACTTTCATCTACTTCGATCTGGACTTCACCTCCCCCATTCGTGAGTGGGAAGACTTCGAACGTAGACAGGAGGCAATGAAGTATGCCGGCCTTGGTGAGTCGGATATGGATGCAGCTGTAATGCAGGCTCATAGTAAGTACAATGATCTGCTGCTTCAATCCAGTAGGAGTCTCAAGACACTCAAGGCTGTGGAGTACTCACTCAATGCATTGGATACTTACTTCCTGGAGCTGGATTTTACTGAAAAGGATAAGAAGGGAGAACTTGTACATAGTCCTAACCAGTACCTCACCAATCTGGAGAAACTGGGTAAGGCTTACACTGCGGTTGATGCTTTTAAGAAACGTGTTCAGGAAGAGATGAAGGGAGACGCATCCATCCGTGGCCAGTCTACCCTGGGAAGGAAAGAGGGAACTATGAGAACTGAGTGGAGTGAAAAGAAAACCCTGCAACTCTCTGCTCCTTCTATACAGCAGATCTCATTTGAAGAGATTGGGAAGATGCTTGGGGATGAAAATGACGAGGAATAAACACTTATGAAAATGACACTAATAGTTAAGACTCAATTTGAAATTGGCAGTGCAGTATACCTGACTACAGATAGTGAGCAACGGCTAAGAGTAATCACTTCTCTCAGGGTATACCGGGATGGAGATGTTACCTATGAAGTGGCCTGTGGTACTATGAAGTCTGAACATTTTGGTTTTGAACTATCAGTAGAAAAGGACCACATCATCAGTACAACCAACTAATGTCATGTACCAAGAAATGTTATGAAACCCGTGCCATTGCCAAAGCTGCAATGAAGGAAGTCAACCGTAAGAAGAAACTTCAATTCAAACTTACCTATGTGTACTACTGCATTGCTTGCTCAAATTGGCATACAACACATCAGGCTAAATCCAAGCGCCGCACATATAAAACCAACAAAAAGTAATGGGATTCCATAAGTTAGTCAATACTGCACAGTTCTCTTATACAGCCCGTGATTTCAAAAAACAGGGAGACAAGTATTGCCTGGCTCCTATAGGAAGCCGGGAGTGGACAGAATGGTGGGATGAGGAAGAACATCGGTGTGCTGAAGGTTACAGTATTGGAGATCTTTGGATACCCGGCAGAATGTATCACTACCTAAACTTCTCTCCTATCATGAAGGTAGACGATGCAGTGGCCATGGCTATGTACAGGGAAGGAAGAAGTAAGAAGGATGGTAAACTCAGTCGTACTGTGAGTGATCGTATCATGGGCTTTCCTAGATTCTATGAGATAGATTATGAGTGGTACAACTTCAAACACATCGCCTGGAACGGCGGAGAATTCATGGGAATTCAGTCTCCCGGCGCTAAGCACGTCTGCTGTGGGAAGACAAGAGGAGCCGGCTTCTCTTACAAAGAGGCCCAGGATGGAGTGTACAATTTCACCTTCATTGATGGTTCCAAGAGTTACTATTTTGCAGGACTGGAACAGTACTTGACAACAGATGGTATCCTCAATAAGGTACAGCCCATGTTGGATTTCATCAATGACAACTGTATTGAATGGAAGAAGAACAGGCAGAAGAAAAGTACACTTCTGCATCAGAAAGCATCCTATGTTGATAGTATGGGAGTTGAACGTGGTAGTTTCAGTGAGATCATAGGACTGAGCATTGATGATCCGGAAAAGACCAGAGGAAAGCGTGGACGTAAGATTGTATTTGAAGAGGCTGGTTCATTCAAGAACCTGAAGAAAGCGCTGAATGTATGCCGCGGTTCTATACAAGATGGAGACATCACTGTGGGACAGATCAGTGTGTTTGGTACCGGCGGTGAAGAAGGTACAAGTATTGAAGGACTGGAAGACATTTTCTATGATCCGGATAGTTTTGATATGCTGGCATTCCCCAACGTGTGGGAGAAAGGTTATGAGGGAACTACCTGTGGCTACTTTGTCCCTGTATGGAGAACCAAGAGTTCTTTCATGGATGAAGAGGGTAACGTGGATATTGTTGGCGCCATTGACTCTGAGAAGATCATTCGCCGGCAGAAAAAGAAAGCCAAAGATCCCAAAGTACTCGATGGACACAAGGCTGAGTACCCATTTAAACCTGGAGAAATGTTCAAACGTCTCTCCAAGAATATGTTTGACATCGCTGAAGTGGATGCCCAGATCAGGCGTGTTGAGACACAGCAGGTGATACAGGGTATGTTACGCTACGGACAACTTAGACGTGATGAGGAACATGGAGTCATACTGGTACCCCAAGCAAAGGATGTAGCCAAGCCAGTGGACTTCTATCCCCACACAGCCAAGGATGATCTGGAAGGATGTGTCACTATCGCGGCCCGTCCATATAAAGACATAAAGGGGCAGACTCCGGATGGTATGTACCAAATCGTAGTCGATCCTTATTACAAGGAAGAGAGTGAAGATCTCACCTCACTGTTCTCTGTCTCTGTATGGAAGCAGTATAACATGCTGGACCCTGTAG